CTCGTGCAGTCCAGGCTTTTCGCAGGATGATTTTTGATTTATCTAAATAAGGAACTGATTTAGTAACGTCGTGTGCTTTAAGATCAGCGTAATAATAGTAATTTCGCAGTTCTGTATCAAGTTGGACGGTGTTCGAAGAGAAATTATTCAGATAAGATAAGTCTTTTTCCAGGCAGACTAGACCGGTGCTGTCTTTCGCAGATGGTACGCTAGGGCCAGCATTATATATCGCTATATCACCTTCTTTCGAGTAGGCACAATCTTCAGGACGAAAAGCGATAACATACTCTACTCCAGAGCGGGCTCTTATTCTAACAAAGTCCCCTTCCTCAAATTTCATTAAGGCATGGGCATTTACTAAGAACAGTTTGCCAACAATCTGAAATGCGTTCTGGTGATACACTCGATGCAGATCACCATCCAACTCAACAACTCTTTCAAATCGAACCATAGATGGCATAATTCGATTATCCATTATCTGTTCAGCGTTCGGATCACAACCTCGTTCGGTTACTAGTACTCGTGCGGCGGGTTTTCTAGCAGCTCTTTTCGTTTCACCTCTATAATATTCCTTACCGTGTTCTTGGACTTTGTGTTTTTGTCCATAGTTGGGAATTTTATAGATACGTTCTTGTTCAACTTCTTCCTGATCGAATTCTTCTTCATCAGAAAAAGTCGCCCAAAGCTTATATACAGCAAAGGCACTTGCAACAGCACCAGTGATGGCTATAACTTTCACAATCGTCGGATGTTTCTTCATGAAATCAGCAACATTACTTTTCAATTTAGTAAGCAGGCTCTCATATGTTATTATGGTAGCACTACGCCGTTCTTCGAAAAGTATGCCGCTGCATCTAATGCAAATTGGGGATCCTCCCATGGTACGCTTTGATTGAATAAGCATATCAAGGTATTCAGCCCATGAGGTGTTAAGTTTGACGAGTTCAGTAAATTCCATTGCACACTCAGATATGCAAGTAAATTCATCACATCGATCACACGTGAGTATATGACCAATGTTTCCTTCAAATTCTCTCCTACTTTTGTTAAACTTCTCGCGAAGCTCTTCCATAGTTGGAGGATCGGGTTGATATATAGCTGCAGGTGGAGGGGCAGTTGATGTTGAAGGCATGTCGTATATTGTTATAGGTACAACGGGTTCTTGATGTTCTGGATTGCACCTACGTGGTGTTGGTTTTGCTAGGTGAAATTCAGGAATATTAATGTCG